CCTTCCTTCCTTCCTTTGCTTTATCAGATATAGATTTGTACAGCGGTTTGCCATGCGTTTCGACGAGATTAAATAAGACAAGTGTATTGCCTTCCTGAGATAGCGCTAAGTTTCGAATGAACTTATTTCTCTGCTCATGGCTGACTAGATACGATATTTCTTCCTGATACGTTTTCTTTTTAAACGCTTTTCGCTCTTCATCCGAATAGGTAAGTGCTAATACATCAATTGATAAGTCTGATAGTTTACCTTCATCAATTAGTTTATGTGTAGCAGTAACATTATACACCGGGCCGAATGCACCTTCAAGCACTAGCTTATGTACCTTTGTTCCATCTAGTGTACCGGTAGTACCTATCCGAAGCCATGCATTTTTTAAGTGTCCCATAATAGTAGTCAACGACTTAGCTTTAAACAAGTGTGCTTCATCGCCGACAACCATCTCGTAGTTTTTAAACCAGGCACGTGGCATCTTAAATACAGATTGCCACGTTGTTATTACAATTCGTGATGTTAAGTTTTCTTTTTCTTTGCCGGAGTAAATCCTGTGCACACAATCGGGGTCAAACGAATCATCATTACTAGAATAGTCTGCAAAGTCTTTCCACATTTGTTCTACCAGGGATGTGGTAGGTACCACAATAAGCGCGTTTTTATCAGAAGTATTTAGAAACCAGCGTAAGGCTAAATAGATCATAAGCGACTTGCCTGAGCCAGTCGGGGATAACAACAACGCGTTATGATTGTTTATGGCGTGGGTAACTGCCCGTAATTGGTAATCATAAGGCTGGATAGAAGTCCCACCGCTGCATAAGTTAAAATTATCAAAGTAAGTGCTATCCACAACGGCGGATCGTTTAGTAATTTTATTTTCAATTTTGTATCCTCTGCTTTCTGCAAATTGTTCTACATGATATAGCAAACCAATCGGTAATGAATAATCTCGTGTGTTATATAAACGAATCTTGCCGTCCCACATCTTATTGCGATAGGAAGGTACAAACTTATAGCCAGGAACATAGAACGTGAAAAACTCACTTAGCTCCATTATAATGCCAGAATCACTTGGTTGAACAATGATGTCTACTTCATCACGTTTACTAATAACAATATCACTCATGGAATTATTTATAACGCCCCACGCCGGACTTTAACCGGCACTACCTTGCTTCAAGCTCACTATTGTGTAGAAATCTGCAGTATTTCTTTACTCAATTGCTAGGGGTTCTGTCATTAAACTACTGGGGCTAAATTATCCTCCGGAGGTAAAGCGACGCCAATCAATAATGTTCTTGATGGTTGAATGTCGCCAACGAATATTGTTCATGATTTCGTCGAGTGTTTCGACTAAAGTTTCTTGATACTCGATCTTTGCTACAAGAGCCTGAATATCTGCATCTGCATCATAGTAGTAATCCATATCACCTTTAAGCGGTTTAGTGCCACCATTAAAAGGATCATAATCCCAGCCTCTTTCATCCATATCTTCTTTGGTCATTTTACCAGTGTAATATAACCACTTTTCCTTTTTTAGCTCAGATATTTTAAGGCGAAGTCGTTTCAGTTGTAGCTTAGAAACAGGTCGATTTCATTTATTGCGGAATCATCTTTCCACATTTCAAGTATTTGTTCTACATTCATCATACTAATATTATATCACAAACAACTACAATGTACACACAAATTATCGAATAAATTCAAACTTGTTGTATCTAAAGGATGCAGTACATGTAACATATTCAACAGCTGTATCCTGGGTAGTAAATGATAACTGACCTAATGAAACAGGAAACGCGTCATTAAATAGTACTTGTCTGTTTGTTATATTCTTATTTGATAAAATAGATAATGTAATATCTTTAAATTTTAAGACCGAGTCGCGGTTCGCTTTAAACCAATTGTACATCTCTACATAGTTTTTAAGATCTTCATCAACAATAAACTCTATATTAAGCTCCGAGTACTCAATGGTATCTCCAGGAAAATAAGCGTTTTCGTTTTTAAAATCTTGTTGAGTTGCTGTCTGTGCGATTGATGGAACTTCAGCTGTTGTGCAGAAAAATTGCAAATTAGCAAATTCGTTAGAATCTATGGTTACCTTAAAATTGCCAGGTACCAACATATTTAAATTAGTAGTAAGATTACTCATATATCTATTTATGGTAAATTAACGTAAGATGATATAACATATTTCGGATTTGATATAGGCATCGCGCCTTTATGCGGGTATAGGTAATTAGGTGGAAAACATACTACAGATCCGGCTTCTGGTTTAATTGCAATTTCTGATCCTACATCGAATATAGTTTCGCCGCCTTCATTAACGTCATTTAAATACCAAAACATTACAAGCGACCTTTTTGCGGTTTGGATGTTGCACGAATCTAAATGCCAATCAAAAAAACCTTCATTAGGTTCATATCTTTTTATTCTAGGAGCTTCATACGATTGTGATTCGGGTATTTGTGCTTGAGTTTTTTCTATATAGAATTTATGAATAGAGGACATAAGATACCACATATCCTCTCGAAATGGTTTAAAGTCTTCATCTAGGTTAATATTTAACTCACCAAAATTATAACCTTCATTTTCATACTGAACTTTTTCAGCTACCGCATCATACGTGCTTATTAAATCTTTGCACATATCAATAGGCATAACGTCTTTTACATGTAATACATAATCTGCTAGTGTTTTCATAGTTTTATTTATATAAAAAAAAGAGTGCCCCGAAGGACACTCTTTCGAATAATCTAATCTGTAGATTATAGTCCAGCAACAGTGAAACGCTGGAAGTATTGGTTGCTATTCGCGCTAGCGAGACCGTTAATTGAAGTTGCAGAATCTGCTGCAATCGGGTTAGAGATCAACCCATAACGTGTTTTGAACGCAATACGTGGCTGGAAGTCTTCCTCACCTACGGCCTTGACCATTGTCAAAGGAACGTATGGGCAGTAGAACAAACCTGCATCGTATGTGTTAGTACCGCGGTAACCCACGATTACTTCATCAGTTGTTTGATAAGGATCAATGTAGACCTTCAGACGACCGTTTAGAGTACCAGCAAATGTGTTACCAACAGTGTCAATATTCAAACCAGTTGAAGTTAATCCGTCGCTGTAGTTCAGGTTACCAGATGCTGCCAAGGCAGAACCAACATCAGGAGAAACGATAACAAAGTTACCTTTACCCCGACGAGTCTTAAGACCAATTTGGTTAGCGTATTGATCAATACGGTATACCAATGCCTGGAATTTTTCTTGACCCCAACGAGCACCGAGGACATCGTCAGATGTTCCGAGGTTGAACTCAGTACCAGAGTTGATTAATGTATCTTCAACAGCCTGATTACGAATCTCAGTGATAACCTCGCGGTTAATTTCACCCAAGATTTCAGTTGACAGGATGTTTGCTAGTTCAGCTTCTGCATCGAGACCGTGGATTGCTTTCAAGTCTTGAGCAAGTTCCATTGTGTAACCGGCTTTCAACGCACGCGTCTTAGCAGTTACTGTGGCCTTGTCAATCTCAAAACCCATAGCTCCGAAGCCACGAGTAGGCGATGTAGCATCATCGTGGTCGCCTGTCAATGCTTCACCGGCAGACGTGTCATATCCCTGACCTGTAGTTCCAGCTTCATTATCACCGACACCACCGAATCCAGTATCAGGAGCTGCTGAACCAAACGCCAAGTCACCTGTAGTCTTGGCTCCCTTAGTAGACATATACTTAGGAACCATCGCGAAGATAAGTCCTGTAGGTCCAGACATTGGCTGTACACCAGCTACGTCATATGCGATCAAAGAAGGCATAGCACGACGTACAAGTGCAATCAATGTTGGGTCAAAAGCACCAACGTTGCTTGCAACGGTGTCAGATGCTTCGTTAAGCTGGAAAGACTGCTGTGCGCGTTCTTCCTGCATTGCTCTTTCTTGGTTTTCCAAGAGTGTGGCAGTTACCGCCCGACGGTAGTTATCCTTGATTGGCTCGCAATCAGCATGGTCGAGCAAAGCACTCCACTTTTTCTGTGCTTGTTCTGAATTAAACATAATAGTTTTTTCCTTGTTGTTAGTTTTTAATGTGGTTGGGTTAACTAAGGTCGCGTTCTAGTTTAGACGTGGCCTTAATATATTTTTCCATAATTGGATCAATTGAAGATTCTTCTTCAACATCCTCAACTACGACTTCTACGTGTGTGTTTGAGTTTGATACTTTAGATTCAGACTTAACTTCTTCAACGATCTTCTGTGAAAAGTATGATTCTTTAATAGTAGCAACTTTTTCTTTGAATTTAGATGTAGATTCAAACCGCACATCTTCAAGTAGCTTAGAAAGCTTGGCTGCTTGTGTATCTGCCAGACCTTCAGATGCTTCCTTAACGATAGCTTTACGATGTGATTCAACCAACTGCTTCCGGAGCTTACGCGTAGTTGCTTCAGCTTCAGCGACTTGCTCTTCAAGCTCACCAGCACGTTGACTCATTTCATCAAACATGTCAGTCTTGCCTTCAGGCATTTCGATGTAGTGATCTTCAAATGACTCTTTCAGAGACGCCATAAATCCTTCAGCAATCTCAGTCCGAAGTACATTTGTAACAGCAACTTCGTTTTCTTTGACCCATTGTTCTGCAACATAAGTCATATAAGAATCAATCTGATCTACCAAACTTTCGTATAGACCTTCAACTTGCTCTTTCACAGAGTCAGCATATGATTCTTCAAGCTTCTCAGCTTGTTCCCGTGCTTTAGCAGATACAGCAGCTTCGAAGATTGTTGCAGCTTTTGCTTTGAACTCTTCTGAAAGAGATTCGTCTTCAGCTACCAACGCATCAATGTCTTCTTTCATTTCACAATGAGCAGCATTGATTTTCTTCATAGCAGCATCAGCTGCAGCGGCAGTAATAGTTCCAGCGATCTTATCAATTGAAGCAGTAATAACGTCGTCAGATCCAGTTGTAGGCTTAGCAGTACCATCGATACCGTCATCCTCATCATCCATTTCTTCTTCGACTTCATCTTCTTCAACTTCTCCGCCATCACCATCATCAAGATCAGCGATTACTTCTTCTTCGTGCTCGCCTTCTTCCATGTCATCATCGTCTTCATCATGATAAGCTTCGTGCTCGTCTTCTTCTACTTCGTCCTCATCTTCATCATGAGAACCATAAGCTTCTTCAGCTTCATCCTCATCTTCTTCATGAGCACCTTCTTCAGTTTCTTCCTCTTCTTCAGAGTCAGTTTCTACTTCAGAATCAACTTCTACTTCATCCTCGTCAGACTCAGCTTCGTCTTCATCTTCATGTTCAGCTTCTTGAGTATCTTCATCTTCGCCCCATACTTTAAAGACTGCAGTTTCTTCAACAGACTCTTCAGCAGTTTCTACAACTACTTCTTCTGTATTCTCTTCTGCTTCTTCAAGGACAGTTTCTTCAGATGGTGCAAGAGCTGCTAATGCTGTTTCCAGCAAGTCTTTCTTTTCTTCTTGTGCCATAATAGTTATCCTATTGTTTACAGTTTAGAGAGGAAGTCTGCGAATACCTTCTCCTGAACTGACGCCAGTTCTTTAGAAGAAGCTTTACTAACTTCAGTCTCATACTTTTCAAGTTGCTGAGGTTTCAGTATACCATTTTCCCAGATCCATTCTACACCTTCCATGATACCATTCACGAAAGCTTCTTGTGCAGACGGGTCTTGAACAATGTCAACTGTGGCGAGCATATAGTCGCTTTTGACCACACTTGCTCCACCTTTATTCTCAACGGTTCCCATACCACGGCTCGAGACACCAAGCTTAACTCCACCGGCGATCAAACCTTCAACGATTTGCCCCATAGGTGTTTTAAGTACTTGTGCCTTTCCAACAACATCATCACCGTCAAACTTCAACTCAGTGATTTTGTGTGAAACTTTGTCTAAGTTAATCTGTGGGCCATCAGGGTGATCTAACTCACCAACTGCCCGATCAGTGTTAACCTGCTCGTTGACGTATTTTTCAACGGCATTAAAAAGTGTTTCTTTTGGATATACCCGGCCATTACGGTTTTTCTTTTCGGCCTGCATAAAAATACCTTCGATAAAAGTGGCCTTTTCGCCATCTCTATCTTCAGTAATGTACTCCAAATTATCAAAGTGTTCCGTAATAAGTCTCATTTTATCCCTTTACGTTTCGCGCATTAAAAATGTCATTTGCAACTGCAACTTTCTTAACCTCTAATGCTTCTTCTCGTTTTGCTCCCATAGCGCTCGCAAAACTGGCCACCGCCCCTTCTTTATTACCGGTCATAAGTGCATTTAACAAATCTTTACTCATAATATTACCTTTTGTTTGATATATTTATATATTCTAGTGTTTTAAAAAAACTATTCGAACTCATCTTCAAGATCAAATTCTTCTTCTACAAAATCATCTTCAATTGTAGCCTCGTCATCTGAAACATCAGCCTCTAGCTCGCCATCTTGTTCTAAATTATCTGTCGATGCAAACATATCATCTTCTTCTTCGCCGCCTGGGGCATCAGGTTTTTCATCGGCTATTTGTTTATCCATTTGCTCAATATCATCATCAGTTTGACCTAAAATATTTTTCCGTACCCATTCCTTAGAATATAGCCCCTGTTCAACTAAGCTTTCTACTTGCTGTGCCATGTCGATTCTATCTTTTAAAACTTCAAAGTCTTTTAAAATAGCAAATGAGTTATCGGTGATAAAGTCAACAGATATATCTTCCTTTATAATATCCCAATCTGATTCTTGAATAATACCCTTTAACATAAGCTGTGTCTTAAGCGCATCCATGAATATGTAAGAAAATCTTTGTCTAAGTCGATCAATGAACTTTTGAAACTTGACTTCTTCTCGGTTGATTTCAGTCGCTCGACCTACATTAAATCCTGTATCAGATTCAAGCCGGCTAAGCGGAACATTAAGCGATTTGTATAGTTTCTTCTGAAAGAAAAGAATGTCGTCAATCTGCCCTAGATTCTCACCACCAGGTAAAGTAGTAATTTCTGTGCCGCGTCCACCTTCTCGTCTAGGTAACCAAAAGTCCTCAAGCATTGACTTATGTCGACGATCATCACGTACTTCACCACTTGCAGTATCATATACAATTTTATTCCGATACTGACTCATCATATTTCTAACGTATTCTTCTGCTTTACCTTTAGGTAAGTTACCTACATCAATATAAAATATACGACGTTCAGGTGCACGAGAAATACGGTAGATTACCAAGGCGTCTTCTAGCATACGCAACTGGTTAACTAGTTTAATTGACTTATGAAGATGGGACATTACTTTAGTCCGCGAGGCATCCATAATTCCACTTGTCACATAAAGCATTGCTTCTTTAGCAACCTTTAATCCGGTAGATGTCTGCCCAGACTGACTTGCGGATCCGTATGTTCCGCCTTCTTCCTCTGAGTAAATAAAGTACTCGTCAGATGTTTCATCAATTACCGCGCCAGTCATGCGATCAGTTTCAGTCTTGATTTCTCGCACTTTACGCATAAAAATCGAATCTACAAAACGCAACTCTTGAATACCTTCTTTTGGATTATTAGAGTCAACTACTATATGAAAATAAATTTTACCATCAATATACCAACGTCTAAATAAATCAGATCCGTTTTCATTAAATTCTAGAAGCTTGACAATAGTACCAAACTCGTTACGAATTTTTTCCTTAATATCTTCTTCATAATTTAAGTCATCTAGGTTAATTTCAACAGGTGCGCCAATTTCACCAGATGCAATAGCTTCATTCACAATATCATCAATTGCAGAATCACACTCAGGTTGTTCTGCAGCTCCACGATACTTAAGGATAAGTTCTTTATCACTCGTTACCGACGTTCCGTCGATGTCATAATACTGTCCATAATAACCACCGGCAGCAACTGTTTGAATACCTTCGTCATCGTACTTTTGGACAAATGACTTGAGATCCTTTTTTTCAGCTTCTGGCGTAGTATTATCTAACCGTTTCTTAATTTCGTAACCAAATAATTCCATACTTCTATTTATAAAAAAACTCCCCAACTTTCGTTGAGGAGTTCGTCTTAATTACCTATAATCGATTATGAAGTCGAATTGGATTCCCAGTACTGGTAGTTAAGTTCAACCGTGAATTCTTCGATTGCATCATTTGTGTCATAAGACAGATCAATCTGAGAGATGTTGGTTGGAAACGCGCCGCGAAGTACGTAGCTCTTTGTTGTATTGCCCTGTCTATCGAGCTGATCAACAATCATATCAGCCTGATAATCAGCAGGGTTAAGAATACCTACGTTATTCCGATGCTCGTTTATACCATTCATCCAAGTTTCCATGGCGTTACGTACTCTCATTTCAACATCATTGAGTACAGTAATTGTCCAAGGTTCAAACGTTCTGTCACCAGCAATTTTCAACTGACGTCCGCGGAACGGTACGTCAATATTTGCAATTGTTGATGCAGGCAATCCAGCACCTTTCACCATGAAAGATGTGAATTCAACGTCTCCTCCAGCATAAGCTGGGAAGTTAATTGTAGCCTTGAACAGGTTAGGGCGAGCTCCGCCCCCAATTAGTTTTGACTTAAAGTCATCTACTCCAAAAACAGCCATTTTACTGCTCCTTCCTATTCTTAGTTAGTACCTACGATTTCAGAGAACTCAACGCCAGTACGAGTAGCAATGAAGTTCAATGTAATAAAGTTAATCGAACGTGCAGGCTTAATAAAGATGTCTGCCACAAAACGATTGCTGTCAATTACTTCGCCCGAGTTATTTGTTTCGTCACAAACAACTAGGAAGTCAGTAATTCCTCTTCGACCTTGTACATCCCGAAGGAAAGGCTCGACTAAGTTACGGAATTGTGCGCGCGTGAACTCGTCGTTCAACTCGAACAATTGGAACTTAGCTGCAGTAGCAACTGCTTTCTCCAATGTGCTAAACAATCTACGAACGTTAATACGGTCGAATGCAGAAGGTTTAGCCTGAAGTGTCTTATCACCGAACAATACAATACCTTGTCCAGGGAAAGAAACAATTGGGTTAATATTTTTCTTATACAACGTGTCACGATCTGCTTGTGACGGGTTGTAAGCCAACTTACTTACGCCTCGCAGTGCACCGCGATTGAATCCAGCAGGTGAGAACCATGCTTCAGCAACTCGGTCAGTATTTGCGCAAAGACCAGCAATGTGACCAGATGCAGCAATATATACGTTACGATCGTTATACTTATCGTAAACATATACCGCACCAGAATCAGCAAAACCAAACGAAGCGTCTGTACCTGACGTAGTTAAGTTATCAGCAAATGATTCAACTGCTGTTAATTTAGCAGCCTCAGTCGCTTTAGGATGAGTATCCGACACTAAAGGAGACACAAATGCAACAGCATCTTTTCTTCCTCCGGCAACAGCAACAATTGTGTTAGCATCACCAGCAGCCTGTTCACCGCCAATAATCAAGTTAACATCAACAGTTTCTGCATCACCAAACGCGTCGGTATATGCAGCTGCGATCTCTGAACGAGTAGCTGCTGTACCATCAGCTCCGCCAGACAACGTATAAACATCTGAAGCATCAGTCGGGCTATTGGTATCAGATAACGCCTCTCCCGCCCAAATCCAAGCGGATGAAGTATTAAGTACATCATAGTAATAGTTATTCGATCCGTCGTCACGCGTTGACCCAGAAGTCAGATCCAAGAATGTGAATCTTTCTAATATGCTTCCAGCAGTACCAGTAATATCACCGGTATCGTCTTCAACTGCAATGTGAATTTCGCCATTAGCAGGAGCAGAATCAAACTGACTCGCTTGCGCATGGGTTGCAAAATTACCTACAGTTAGTACGTGAACTTTTAATGAGTTACCTAATGCACCTGGATATTTAGCATAAAATTCTGCTTCTCCTGGGCTGGCTCCGAAGGTTAGATTATCATAATCATCTTCGTTTTTGATTCTGCGCGCCGCACCGGGACTATTATCATTTGAAGTCGCGTTTGTTGCGGATGCACCAATTTTACGGTGAACTTTCAGGTTATTGCCGTAATTCAAGAATCCGGCAGCAACGAAATAGTCACTGTATAGGGCAGTAGTTGGCTTACCAAATTGGTTAGCCAGGTCTTTCTCGGATCCCACTGTAATATTTTTTTCTACCGGTCCCCATCGGAAATTACCGACGATACCACCAATAGAAGTAGACACAGCAGGAACCACATTCGTCAAGTCAATTTCTTTGACTTCGACGCCTGGAGATACTAAGAACGCCATAGTAGTTTCCTCTTTCAGTTATAGTTTAATTAATAAGTTATCATAACAAGAATAGTCAAATTACAATACTATTTATAGATCTTTCCATTCCCGTAATTGTCTGGCCATTTCCTGGTAGTCACTTATCGAGCTATTTTGCTCTAATGAATTAAACGCAAACCCTAAAAGATCGTCATCGGCGGCTTCTCTATCGGCATATAACATTTTCTTTAAGTCGATTTCGTCTATGTTGCCAAACGCTTCAGTTGAAACAAACCATGCAAACATAACACAATTCATGACCATATCGTCATGACAACCTTTATCTGCCTCATATGATGAACCTTTTGGTACAAATGAACTCATTTCTTGAATAGTATCGGCGTCTACTATTTCTAAAACATGCTGCTCAACCAAATCTTTTAAGTTAGAACAACCAATACGTTTAACCTTTTTAGTCATTGTTGCCCCGATACCGTTTGCTTTGACCGTAGATTCAACAAACGTGTTTTCGTATTCTAAATCATAATACACACCATTGCATACAACCTGCCCGGCATCGTTATTTTCTATTACTACAATAGCTTCGTTATATATCTTTGCTGCCCAAACAATCACATCCGGAAACAGTAGTGGTGAAATCATATTATCTCTAAACGTACATACTTGTTTAAATGGCCTTTCAGTAATATCAAATATAGTAAATGTAGAATAGTCTTGCCCCCGCCCCTTTGATACATCAACAGTCATTACATAAGTATGGTCTAGATTAGGCTTTTCGTATTGCTTAATATTTCGTTCAAACTTAAATGGTTCTTTTGCTTTTAGCGCTAATAAAGTATCCGATGAAATAAGAGTTGACGAGCTACCAACAAACTGATTGCCAAACTCTTGAGCAAACTGCGCTTCGGTTGTATTTGAAATAGTCTGTTTCTTCCATTCTTCATCTCGACCAGGAACATCCCACCAGTCAACCCGAAATGGCATAAACTCGTTTAGCTTTTGTATAGCGCCTTCCCATATCTTATAGAACATATTGCCAATGCCATTAGGCGTAGATGTTATAATCACCTTTGTCTCTTTACCAGACGAAATAACCGGATATGTTGACGTATAAAATGTTGCTGCATTCTCAACAAAAGCAAACTCGTCCAAGAACAAAAGGTTAACGGACTGACCGCGGATAGATGATGCTGAAGTTGCTGCCGCAATAATTTTTGAGTTGTTTGAAAACTCAATCGATCCCTTGTTAAGGACTCTTGTACCAGGCTGCAAAAAGAATGGAAGGTTTTCCAAAGCAAGGGTGATACGAGCAAGCATTTCACGAGCTGTAGCACCTTT